GACAGAAGTAGCAGTGAAAAAATCTGCGGACATAATCCAGTTTGATCCAACAATGTTTGAGGCGGACGCAGGCGTCGGTCTTGAAAATATGGGTCAAGACGATCTTGCCCTGCCGTTCCTAAAGATTTTGGGCGGCATGAGCAAAGAACTGGATAATTTGGAAGAAGCTCGCAAAGGAGACATTTACAACACCGTCTCGGGGCTTGTCACAAAAGGTAAGGACGGCTTGAAAGTAATTCCTGTCGCTTACCAGCGTCGATTTATTCAGTGGGCTCCACTGGGCGAGGGGACAGGAGCTCCGGTAGCAATTTACGCTCCGGGGGAAAAGCGCCCTGAAACCAAGCGTGACCCCTCCGACAACCGCGAATATGTTCAGGACGGCTCTGGGCAGTACATCGAAGAAACACATCAGCATTACGTAATTGTACTGCACGATGACGGCTCTATCGAAACGGCTCTGGTTGCGATGAAATCAACTCAGTTGAAGAAGTCACGCAAGTGGAACAGCATGATCTCTTCATTAACCCTGCAAGGCAAGAACGGGCCGTTTACTCCGCCACGTTTTAGCCACGTTTACAACTTGAAGACGACCCTTGAAGAAAACAGCAAAGGTAGCTGGCACGGCTGGGAAATGAGCCGCGTCGGTCCGGTGGAAGATGTCAACATCTATAACCGCGCAAAAGATTTTGCGAAGAGCATCAGCGACGGTGAGGTTGTAGTTAAGCATCAGGACGAAAACGCGGGCGGAGAAAGCTTCTCTGACGACGTACCGTTCTAAATACTGGGGGTGGCGTTATAACGTTATAACGTCACCCTTCTTGCTTTTGGGGGCATCATGTCTGTAGAAAAGTTTTCCGCCATATTTAACGGCCTACAGTTGGCCTATGGCACATATAAAATTGAAAAAACACAAGCGAACGGTAAGAACACCGGACGGGCAGCCATTGTGCGCGAACCGCGGACCACGGAACTGTGGGAAGGGCATATCGCTGGCACAGGACGCGCTATCGGCATTATACCGATTAACGAAAACAATCAGTGCGTCTGGGGCTGTATTGACGTTGATCAATATCCGCTTGACCACAAGCTTCTGGTTGAAAAAATCAGGAAGCTGAAACTGCCGTTGGTGGTCTGCCGGTCAAAGTCTGGTGGGGCGCATTGCTTCTTGTTCACTACCGACTGGGTAGATGCAAAAGATATGCAGGACGCGTTAAAGCAAATTTCTGCGGCGCTCGGCTACGGCGGTAGTGAGATATTTCCAAAACAGATTAAGCTCCATTTAGAGCGTGATGACGTAGGCAATTTCCTAAACCTGCCTTACTACAACGCAGAAGAGGGCTTGCGCTATGCCATTAAAGATGACGGCAGCAGCGCAGAGCTAGAAGAGTTTTTTGAGCTATACGAAACGCACAAGCAGACTCCGGAGCAGATCACTAAATTACAAATCGGGGAAGAGGTGGAGACCGCCACCATGCGTGACGGTCCGCCTTGTTTACAGTTTTTAATTAAAAACAAAATCAGCGAGGGCGGGAGAAACAACGGCCTGTTTAATATAGGCGTGTATTTACGCAAAGCATACCCCGATAGCTGGGAGTCAGAAATCCTGACATACAACTTGCAGTACCTTGAGCCGCCGCTGCCTCTGAGCGAGGTCAACGTTGTGGCAAAGCAGCTACAGAAAAAAGACTATGCGTACCGGTGCAGCGATGCGCCCATCAACGCGCACTGCAATAAAGAACTGTGCCAAACAAAAAAGCACGGTATCGGCTCTATGGTACAGGGCGCGACCGTTGCCAACTTGCGTAAGTACAATTCAAATCCGCCTGTCTGGTTTGTTGACGTAAACGGCGAGCCGCTGGAGTTAGACACTGACGGTTTAATGAGCCAACCAGCCTTCCAGAAAGCCTGTATGGAGCAGTTGAACACAATGCCCCGCACACTCAGTAAACAGGCGTGGGAGACGCGCATAGGCGGTTTAATGAACGAGATGAAAGCAAATGAAAGTGCCATCATCGACGTTGCTGAAGACGCCAGCACTAGCGGGCAGTTCTATGACTATCTAGAAGAGTTTTGTGCTCATATGCAGGCGGCAAAAGATAGGGAAGAGATATTGTTGAAGCGTCCGTGGACGGATGAAGAAACAAACACCACGTTCTTCCGAATGAAAGACTTTGAGGCGTACTTAAAACGTAACAAGTTTTTTGAGTATAAGCCTTATAAAATAGCTCAACGTCTCCGTGATATGGGCGGGGAAAGTCGTGTATTAAAAATCAAAGGCCGCCCTGTACGGGTTTGGTCTATCCCTTCATATGAAAGGATGGACGTGGAATTAAAAACCCCTGACTTTAACGGACAACAGGAGTCACCCTTCTAATGTTAAAAGCTGATGGATTTAATCAAGCCTTTGTGGGCGTGTGCAGCCGCGCAAGTCAACCAGACGTTATTGCGTATGACTTTGATAAATGCGTTGCTATCTTGTGCGAGCGAGATCGAATGGAGTTTGACGACGCTGTCGAGTTCATGTTCTACAACGTAGTCGGCGCGTGGGTAGGAGACGAAACCCCCGTCTTCATAAAGTTTATGGAAAAAATTGAAGACATTGTGGACGAAGAACATGGAAACTAAAATCTTCCGCATCTACGGCCCACCCGGAACGGGTAAGACTACCGCCCTGCTTAACAGGGTAGACGAAGCCCTTTCGGCGGGCGTAGACCCGTCCCTGATCGGGTATTTTGCTTTTACCAAGCAGGCTGCAAATGAAGCCGTTGAGAGGGCAAGTAAGCGGTTTGGTTTCGATAAATCACAGCTTCCGTGGTTCCGTACCCTACATAGCTTTGCCCTCCGATTATCCGGTATACGGCAAGAACAGGTTATGCAGTCCGAACACTACAAAGAACTGGGCGCGGCCCTCGGCTTTGACCTAAACGTAGACGGCTCGCAGATAAGCGGCGAAGATGTTTTTGACCTAAGTAAAAATAGTAATCCCGTAATTAGCCTGATCAACTTAGCCCGCTTACGCAAAGTCGGCCTACGCGAGCAGTATAACCAAAGCGAAATCACCGAGCCTTGGAACAAGGTCAAGTACATAGCCGACAGCCTTGTTGAATATAAAAACCGGTTCGAGCTCTACGACTTTACGGATATGCTGGAGGTGTTTGTAAGAGAGGGCGCGGCATTCTGCCCACGGCTCGCGGTCACATTTATCGACGAAGCGCAAGACTTGTCGCCCCTACAATGGGATGTAGCGCACGTTTTAGAGCAGCATTCCGAAAAGATATACTGCGCTGGCGATGACGACCAAGCCATTTACCGCTGGGCAGGCGCAGACGTGGAGCACTTTATCGGCCTTAACGGTGGTTACGAGGTACTAGAGCAGTCCTTCCGCGTTCCCGCTTCTGTGCACCCACTAGCCGAACGTGTAGCTCGCAGGATTAAAAGGCGCGTCCCTAAAAACTATTTGCCGCGCAAAGACCACGGCGCGGTAGAGCGCGTGACAGACGTGTCGGCTATTAACTTTTCGCAGGGATCGTGGCTCGTGCTAGCCCAAGCCGCATACTTCCTCTCTGACGTTCAAGCTGACTTACGCGGCCGCGGCCACTTATTTAGCTACCGAGGTAAGCGATCCGTGCCTGAAAGCATTAGTGTTGCTGTCAACGGATGGGAACAGTTAAGAAAGGGTAAACAAGTTACGGGGGAGACTGCACGAGCCGTGTATAGTTATATGTCAGTTGGAGACAGAGTCAAGCGCGGATTTAAAAAATTACCCGCTTTAGATAATGATGAGTTGGTTACACTCGATGAACTGATCGCGGATCACGGCCTTCTCGAACTGGTGCACATTATAGGCAGCCCGCACCTCGAAGAAAACATCCGTGATTGCGTCTGGCATACAGCAATGGATAGGCTACCCAGTGCCGACCGCGCGTACATCACGGCTTTACTCCGGCGGGGTGAGAAATTTAACGCCGAACCCCGTATACAACTGTCCACGATCCACGGCTCTAAAGGCGGAGAAGCAGACAACGTGGTCTTATTTACCGGACTATCACCGGCTGCGGCAAAAGCGGCTGAACTCGCCCCCGACGACATACACAGAGTATTCTATGTCGGGCTTACCAGAACTAAACAGAACCTCTTTTTAGTTGAACCAGAAGACGCAACAAAGGCTTACCAAATATGAGCGTCGTTCAGATACAAGATTACATGATAAATGTGAATTATGAGTGTGTGCAATGTGGCAACAAATGGAACACTTGGTATAGAACACCTGACGACTGGCATGAAAAGACTTGGGCTGGATACACCGCCGCAAACGTCGAGGCTTGTCCTAAATGTAATAAAATCAACCCACCTGAAGGGGACAGTATACAATGAACAGAGAAGAAATTTTAGACACCGCCGGAGATTTAATTAACGGCGATCGCGCAAAAGATTACGGCGATGCCCATAAAAACTTTCAGGACATAGCCAAGTTGTGGTCTGTAATTTTAGGGACAGAGGTAACGGAGCAGCAGTTTGTGCTCTGCATGATTATGGTAAAGGCTGCACGGCTTATGAAAACAGACCACGAGGACTCGTGGGTTGATATCTGTGGCTATGCCGCGCTGGGCGGCGAAGCCCTTATTTCTGATACGGAACTTTTTTAATGAGTTTGCAAATGACAATGTTCGGTCCCAAGAGTGAATGGGTTCCACCCGCAGAATTACCTGACATCTTCAGCGCAAAGCAAATCGCTATCGACGTTGAGACTCGCGACCCCAACATCAAGACCAACGGGCCCGGATGGCCGACCGGTGATGGCGAGGTTGTAGGCTACGCAGTAGCTGTTGCAGACTGGGCTGGGTACATACCTATCCGGCATCTTGGCGGCGGTAACCTAGACGAGCGGATCGTAAATAAGTGGCTTAAAAAAGTGTTTGAGTGCCCCGCTGATAAGATCATGCACAACGCACAGTATGACGCTGGCTGGATACGCCGGATGGGCTTTGAGCTAAACGGAAAGATCATCGACACAATGCTGGTAGCTGCGCTGCTAGACGAAAACAGATTTAGCTACAGCCTGAACTCACTCTGTTACGAGCTTTTAGGTAAAATTAAAACAGAGAAAACGCTGCAAGAAGCGGCCAGAGAGTTTGGGCTAGACCCTAAAGCCGATATGTGGAAGATGCCTGCAATGTATGTCGGCCCTTACGCACAAAACGACGCAGAAATAACTTTGGAATTATGGAATTATTTGTCCACACAATTAACCAAGGAAGACTTGTGGCACATCGCTGAACTAGAGCTAAAGCTTTTACCGTGCCTGATCGACATGACTTGGCGCGGTGTTCGCGTTGACCAAGACCGCGTAGAGCGCACAAGGAACGCCTTAGTCAAAAAAGAAAAAGATATCGTAAAACAAATAAAGCAAGTTGCGGGCAGGGACGTGGAGCTATGGGCGGCGGCGTCAATCGCTAAAGCTTTCGACAGTCTGAGCATCCCGTACCCAAAAACAGAAAAGGGCGCACCGTCCTTTACTAAATCGTTTTTGTCCGACCACCCGCACGAGCTAGCCCAGCTAATCGTGCAGGCGCGTAACCTAAACAAGACCAGCGGCACGTTTATTAACACCATTATGAAGCATTGCCGGTCAGACGGACGCATTCACGGGCACATCAACCAGATTAGATCGGACGACGGCGGTACGGTTTCGGGACGCATATCAATGTCAAACCCAAATCTACAGCAAATCCCCGCCCGCGACCCTGAACTAGGGCCGATGATCCGTAGCTTATTTCTACCAGAAGAAGGCGAGCAGTGGGCTGCGATTGATTTCTCGCAGCAAGAACCGCGCATCTTGGTTCACTATGCACATCTTTATAACAAATCACGCGGTATAGAAATGCGTGGCGTGGAGGAGTTTGTAAATGCTTATAGACATGATCCTAATATGGATTTTCATACGATGGTGGCAGAAATGGCGGACATCCCGCGCAAACAGGCGAAGACGATTAACCTTGGTATGATGTACGGGATGGGCGTGAACAAGCTATCCGATCAGCTAGCCATCGAAGTAGACGAAGCAAAAGACCTAGTTAAGCAGTATCACGAGCGCGTCCCGTTTGTTAAAGGATTGATGAACGGCGTACAAAAACGGCTCAACGACCGCGCCAGCGGCGGCTCTGTCCGGTCTATATTGGGGCGTAAGTGCCGGTTTGACCTTTGGGAGCCCGATACATTCGCCATGAACAAGGCGTTGCCTTACCGCGAAGCGGTGCAAGAGTACGGCGAGACCACCAGACTGAAGCGGGCATACACCTACAAAGCTTTGAACCGGCTCATCCAAGCGTCGGCTGCGGACATGACAAAGCAGGCAATGGTGAATATTTATGAAACTGGGCGCGTACCCCTCATTCAAATCCACGACGAAATCGCAATTTCTGTGAAAAATCGTGAAGATGCCGCAGAGGTTGCCAACATAATGGAAAATGCTGTACCATTAGAAATCCCTAGCAAGTGCGATATTGAAATCGGGCCTAGTTGGGGCGAGGCAAAGTAACATGAGCAATGGTTTCGGCGTACCTTGGATTGATGCTATTCAGATAGCTTTATTACTTTTAGTGTTGTATAAACTACAGAAGTAATGGTTTCCTCCCTAAACTCGCCCTGTGCTTACGGTACGGGGCTTTTTTTGCTTGTTTTATCCCCAGTGCTCCTATATATTCGCTTATATCAGCACCATATGTAGGGGTTTTCTTATGGACATAACAAAATGGAAATCTGTTTTAGTACCGATCGAGGTATATGAGCAGATTAAAAGTCTCGCAAAATCGGAAGGGCGCACAATCAGTGGGCAGCTTCGGATAATGTGGGAAGTTTATAAACAGAATGGCTAAACAAACCGTCGTACTCGCTTTTAAAAAGCGTATTCGGCGAAAAGGCCGCCATAAGAAAAACCTAAATAAGCGGAATAAAGTTAAAACTTTTTTCGGTTGATATATTTTTTACCCTATGGTATGGGATAAATAATGTTAACTCTTATACGGGAGCCTAAAATGGATTACACAAAACTAATTGTCTCTACAATCGGGGACGTTCTTAACGATATCGACGAGCATGGTATGAAAGCCACGCCTTCTATGAAGCGGCTCGCGGCCTACGGCCTTCTGGTTGAAGCTGAATTGGATGAGCAGGAACAAAAACTGCCTGAAGACGTTCACTTCACCCCTGACGGTGGAATGTCCTTCGAGTTTACCCCTGAATGGGCAAAAGAGCCAAAAGCAAAGCGCAAAAACGGCCGTGTAAACTGCAAGCAATGCGGTACGCGGCTCACGGGTCTTCAACGTTTGTTCTGTTCTAAGTCATGCTCTAAGCGCAACTGGGCAAAAAGCAACCCTGATCGGGTCAAAGCGCATTATAACAAACATTATAATAAGCAACGCGCTAAACAAACCCTCAAAATTGTAAAATGAAGACTTGCCCAGAGTGCGGGGGTTGGGGACAATGTGAATATGAAGTCGCCGTCCCCGCACCAATGGACTGGCGGGGCGGGTGGCTTGAAGATCGTTTAATGGAATGCGAACTTT